GCCCTAACTATGGTACACCTGTCCATTGATAAGCTCTCTCGAGCCACCATACACTACGTGCGGGCACTATGCGTCTTTTTGTTATTCGCCGAACGTGTGGGTTTCAAAATGGGGGTGCAAAGGTTTGGCCCTTAAAGGCTCCTCAGCGTGCCTTGGTGGGGCGTGTAGGTTCTCTCGTGTAATGACCCGTTACCAGCGGGACTAAAAGTTGTAATGAGCTTGTATAGATATTGAGCTCTACGGGTGTCCCCGTAATCACATGAGTTATGTGTTTTTCTTATTTAAATGATATGTTTTCTCAACAGTTCCATGTCGTGGAGCATACTCCTTTTGAACCGAGGCCATTCCAGGACGTCCATTTTCTCAATCATGGCACGGACGACGCGTGTGCGGCCGTTCATGTCGACGAGTCGAGGGATCTCAAGTGTGTCGTGGCATCGGGTCATGTTGTGGACCCACAGCGGAGGGAAATCCAAACCTGGTAAACTAATGGGTTCTAGTGTGAGCATCTGGAAGAATTGCTCTTCTATCTGGATCTGAAGCCCGATTGGAATGTTCTGTAATCTAGCGACGAGGAGTCGGGTTCGGACGCCCACTTCGGGGGGTTTTTTCCATCGTTGTGTGTTCAAATTCTGGATGTATCTTTCGCGGTCATAAGCGCACATCTGGTCGACTATGCTTTTTCGCACGTTCACGGTGCGGGTAAGCTCCAAGAGTTTGTGTGCTAATGCGCCCAGGATAGGGACGTCTTTATATTCACAAGCCATCGAAAGCGCTTTTGAACGGAGCAAGCCTTTGAGGAGAGGGGTCGATGCTCTGAGATATTTTCTCCCCGTCCATCCGAACTTAGCTAGCGTAACCCTGATGTCGGGGACGGAAACCAAGTCGTGGTCATCAAAAACAAGACCGCAGAAACTGGCTTCAGGAACGGGACCTTCAAATTCCACCTTGACGACCCATCCGTGGTCTGCCCACCATTGCTCGGTAGGACCGACCCCGTTGTGGTATACACCGAGTGAATCGTCTCCTTCATTCTTGCAGCGACATAAAGGATGTTTTCCGGCCGATAAATCATAGGATGCGTAATTGGCCATGATGAACATAGATGAGGTGTTCTTAAAAGAAGTGTTCATCTCTCCAGAGCACAAGATTGCATTGACCAAAACGTATCCAAAATCTCGC